CCAAGACAAAGGCGGGGAACTATCACAAAAACCTCTTCGCTGGCACCGACAAGCTGGAGAAAGTGCAATCCATCTCGGGGAAAATCAGGAACTGGCATCTGCGTCAGACCCTGCCGTGGTCGGATACCGGCACGCGGTTGTTGCCGATGGGCAACTTCTTCGATTACAAACAAGAACTTAACAAGATGGAGCAGGAGTTCGATGCTGCGGTGCAAGATTTCATCACGGCATACCCAACCCTGATCTCCGCTGCGGCCTTCCAGATCGGTGCGCTGTTCAACAGGGACGACTACCCCACCGAGGACAAGATCAGGCACAAGTTCAACATTCGGACTGTCTTCCACCCTGTGCCGCTGGCTGATGACTTTCGCGTCGAGGCCGAATCTGCGCTCAAGACGGAGTTGCAGGATCAGTACGAAAAGATGTATCGTGAGCGCGAAGAGTCTACTGCCAAAGAACTTTGGGGGCGTCTGCACGAGTACCTGACGACTTTGGTGGACAGGCTGGAGAAGAAGCAGCAAGCGACGATCGCATCTGCGAATGGCGAAAAGACCAAGGCAGGGCAGTTCCACGAATCGCATCTGGAGAACGGTTCGGAGCTGTGCAGTTTGTTGGGTCGCTTGAACATCATGAATGACCCGCAGCTGGAAGCAGCACGGAAGTATCTCGAGTCCGCGTTGTCGGGTGTCACGGTCAAAGACATTCGCACCAGCGAAGGCACGCGCAACGAAGTCAAAGCGCGTGTGAAAGACATACTGGACAGGTTTGATTTCTGAGGACTACATGGCAACAAAACTCGACGGCGGTAAAGAGATAGTGCGGGAGCTTTCCATCACGGTGCAGGACGCTGGCGCTCGTGAGCTCGTTGTGACGGTGCGCGGGGATGGTGTGATGTACCTGCGTGCCAAGGGCTTGAAGCGGCAGGTGATGTGGAAGCTCAACGCACTTTACGAAAAAGGTATTAAAGAGGGAAGGAGTATCTGATGGCCATGACGCCCGAGGGGAAGGTGAAGAAGCAGGTTGTTGCGATTCTCAAGCGGCACAACGTATATCACTTCTTCCCTGCAGCAAACGGTTACGGTCGCACCGGTATCCCGGACATCATCTGTTGTTGGCGCGGGGCGTTCGTGGCTATCGAGTGTAAGGCCGGAAGAGGCCGCACGACTGCGTTGCAAGACCGAGAGATCGCACAGATTCTTGGTGCGGGTGGCCACGCGTTTGTGGTGAATGAAGACGCGCTCGACGCGCTTGCCAGCTTTTTTGAATAAACATGCCCCAGCTCCAACCGTTGGCGCGGCTGCGGTAGTTAGCCTGAATGACACACCTTGGGGCGGCTCATATGTAGGTAATTCAGGCACCGCGCACTTCTTTAACTTTAGTGGAGGCTATATGGCAGCACACAAGATTCCAGATTATGTGCAAAAGATTTACGCATACTTCGGCATACCGGTGCGGGACTGGCCGGATCACTTTACACAAGACCGGAGTGTGCGCAATGGGGTGCGGGCTGAGGTGGCGCAGGTGTACAAGCTTCTGCACAAGGAGCTTAAAGACGCGAGGAGAATCAAATGAAACCTTATGTCCTTGATGGAGCAGTGCTGGTGAAGCGCATGGCTGTCGTGCTGGTGGCGGGGCTGTTCGTTGGTGCTGCCGCTGCAGCGGTGGGATACAAAATCAAGGAAGTCGAACCGGCGATGCAGAAGGTTGCGCTGTCGGTATGCCCACTGCCACAGACGGAAGGTGAGATGACGGTGTACGTTGTTGAGAACGGTAAGATCAAATGCTGGAGGTGGAAATGAAGCTGCGACTTCTTGATGTTGTGCGAACCAAGCGGGGCACCATCGCTGTGGTGACAGAGCTTAACGAGGACGGAGAGGCGGCGGTAGCGTTTGCCCACGACAGTATGCAGAAGTATGCGTGGTACAAGCCTTCCGAGTTGCGGGTAATCAATAACGTCAAAGATACCTTTGGGGGATGAAATGAGACACAAACACGCAGACCTGATCCACGCATGGGCGGATGGTGCGGAAATTGAGATTTATGATTGCGGGAAATGGGTGGTGGTTCAGCACCCGACGTTTTCAGGTTCACTTGAATACCGCATCAAGCCCACGCCGAAGCCGGATGTGGTGCATCTGTATTACGTCGATGACGGAGAGCTAATTAAGTGCAAGAAAACAATTGGTCCTTGCGAAGACCCGCATGATCTACGAGTAACTTTCGACGGTGAAACCAAAAAACTTAAATCTGCGGAGGTGATTAAATGATTTCGATTGACGAGCAGATAGCGTATAAAAAACACGTTATCAAGTTGTTGCAAAGTATCGAATCACCGAGAGATGTTGCTAACGAAGAAGCCATCCTCGCCAGCCTTGAACGCCTGAAAGCCATTGATGCGGTGCAGGTGCCGGATGAACCGGAGTCTGTTCGGTATTTGCGTGAATGTGTTGTCGCTAGAACTCGCGGCGAATCAGCACTTCAATACATCGACACCCTGCGCGACCTGCTGAAAAGGGAGAGTGCAAGGGCTGACCGGCTAAGTCAAATGCGGCTGGACGATGAAGAACTGACCAGAAAATATCACGCCGAGAAACGGGCAGCAGAACGCCAGCTCGCCGCGATTCTGAAACTTGGCGCGGAGCCTAGCGAGGAAATGATTGCTGTTGGCGGGGAAGATTTGCCGTGTCCGTCAGATGCGATTCACGTTTTCCGCGCCATGTTCGCCAAACTGGTAGAAGAATCGGGGGTGAAGAAATGAGCGATACACCGAGGATGTCGAAAGCCTCCAGCTTGCCGATTGGCGGAGAACGAAATGAAGCAATTTTGTTTGAGGGTTGTCAGCTTGAGCGAGAGAACGAGGCGCTGCGGAAGTTGCTGGTAGAAGCGAAGAAGCATATACATCACTCAGATGGGTGTGACTACATACACGACTCCAGCGCAAGATGCGATTGCAATTATTTGCAGCTACTCTCCAGAATCGACGCAGCCATCAAGGAGCAATCACATGACTGATATTAAGCCGGTGGCGTTACTGCCGTGTTGTGGGTATGACAATACATCAGCGGTTTACTGGAATCCGTATAACAAGGTTTGCCAGTGCCACAACTGCGGGCATGTCTACACGCCAATTCTCCCCGAATCCGCCCTCACTCAAGCGCGAGAAGAAGGTCGGCGGGAGGGGATGCGGGAGGCGGCTGAGAAATACAAGGCGCTGGTGGAGGCGGCGGAGCAGGAACACGGCGGAAGTCATCATGAGCCGGAATGTCCGATCTGCATCGTCCTCGCCGCGCTGAATAAGGAGTAATCATGCACATCGGAACGATTACTGTTGAATGGTTCGACTTCATGCTCGGAACATTCTTTTTCTGTGTGTGGTGCGCCTATGACGGTTCGCTTGTCGAGGATGTCGCTGCGTGGTTTAAACGGAAGCTGAAGGATCAATCATGACCAGACTTGATTTTTTACTGAAGACCTTCGCCACCAACACCGAGCAGATGAAGGTTACGCTGGACACTCAGCAGACGATAGTGGACACGCTGGAATACATACGGGAAAAGAAGGAGTGGGTGGGTCTGACGGATGAAGAGATTGAGAAGTTGCTGGATGGAATGTCCCTTGGCTGTTGTGCTAGAGATGTGCGAATTGTTCAAGAAAAACTGAAGGAGAAAAACAATGGTTGAAATGAGATGGGTAGTTAGACAAGTTAAAGGACTTCCACCGGAGTTTAATTCCCTTAGTCCTAACGCTAAATACAAGGGTTTGAGGGGGTAAGTATGTTTTATCGTTTTAAGCTATGCACTAACAGTGTGTGGGTATCAGGCTGGGCGCGGGCGGAAGATGGGGTTGTGCAGGACGCAAGTAAACCGTTCGCTTTCAGTATTGGTAAACACATCGAGGTGTTGCTGGATTGGTTGGAGCGAAAAGGGTACCGCGTCGCTGTGTCCGAAAACCCCGGCGCTACAGAAACGAACATAGTCTAAGGAGAAGCGGAAATGAACGATGACGAATTTGATAAGGCACATGCCGTTATGGAGCAGTTTTCTCAGCTCATTGTTGTAACGGGTGTCACGCTGCTGAAAGACCTAGCCCCCGCACAGCAAGAATATGTGATCATGAAGATGGGGGACGAGTTTCGGTTCTGGAACGTCGAAGAAGTCTTGCGGCAAAGACAGCTTGTAAAGGAGCAGTTGAAATGTTCATGAAGTCCTACACTGACAAAGAAGTCAGGGAAGTATTACCGCCGATTCAAACGGAGAAGGTGTGTCTGCCGTGCGCGGGCAAGCTGGGCGGCAAGTTGGATCGCCGTTTGCCGAAGAAGTGGGCGTTTGCTACGTGCGACATCTGTGGCAAGAAGAACGAAGTGACAACCCCGAAGGAGTTAATATGGCGCTAGAAGCCCAAGTGGGCGGCAACCACTATAAAAGCATGGCCATCCAGCCGGTTGAGTACATCTACAAGAACAACATCCCGTATATCGAGGGGTGCGTGATCAAGTACGTCAGCCGCTGGCGCAACAAGAACGGTGTCGAAGACCTGCAGAAAGCGAAACACTTCATTGATCTGTTGATTGAACTGGAGAGTAAAAATGTCGAACGCTGACCTTGCTGTAATGTTTGGTGGTGTCTTTGTGTTTGTTGTGGTTATTTTGTACATCACGCATAAGTTCATAACGGTTTCAAACAAAGTGAAGGAGGTTTGCAGTAGTGAGCTACCCTACAAAGTCGATCCGCCGCATACAATCACTACCGTTGACGTGGCCATTCCCAGTAACCCAAAGCGACCCTACACCAAGCGCAGCAAGTACTGGACGGACAAGCGCAAGAAAGCCGCTGCGGCGAAAGCCCGCAAGACGAAACGTAAATCTAAATGACATCGAGGAGGCGTTGATATGAAATGGGAAGAACGAATACTGGCGTATGAAAAAGCAACGGGTTTTCCACGCAGTATGTTTGTCGCAGCGGACGGCAGGGTTGTCGGTACGTGGATCATGGGGAACGACTATCGAGTGAAGTCAACATACTACGGAGGCTACCCTGCAGGGTATTTGCGTAGAATCAAAGCGCTGTTCCCAGACAAGAAAAAGGTTCTGCACTTGTTCTCCGGCAAAGTAGATACGGCGTTGTTTCCGGGGGACACAGTGGATATCCTAGCCGCAAACAGCCCTACGTATGTAGACGACGCGCAAACCTTGACGAAGGTTCCGTTGCCCTCTTACGATTTGGTTATGGCTGACCCCCCGTATAGCGTGGAAGACTGCGAACACTACCAGACCACAATGATAAAACGTAACGTGGTGATGCGTAGTCTCGGGGAGCGCTGTAGCCCGGGGGCACATGTCGTGTGGCTGGATCAGGTGCTCCCCATGTATCGTAAAGACCAGTGGGTTATGGAAGCGGTGATCGGTATGGTGAAAAGCACCAACCACCGGTTTCGCGTTATAACTATTTTTAGGAGGCGTTGATATGAAGTGGACTGCGTGGAAGCCAACTACCGAAGCGTGTAGTTTTCGGTGTGATTGCGGACGAGCATTTAGGAGCGAAGTAGAATCCCGCGAGGGTGTATTGTGGAGCCGGTACCAAACACTAACCCGGAAAATCCGCTTGGAAGCTCACGAAGATTTGCACAACTGCGACTTCTCCTGCGCCCGCGAGTCGTGCATTAAACACCAACGCGATGAACTGTGGCAGTTAGCCCGCCCGATATACATCGAGGTGCAGCGCCGCTACGCGAAAAAAGCCCGCATGACTTTTGCTCAAACTATGACGTTAGCGTCGAAACTTTTGGAGGATTTGCCATGAACGGCAAACTGGACGAAGCCATCGCATATCTACGCAGCCGCAAGAAGTACATCGTTGACCCCGGCTGCAAGTTCATACCAACCAGCGCCGCGCATACCGACATCACGAAAACCGTCGAAGCGTATCGGCAGGAGGTGCTGGAGGAGCCGTCCGTGCGGCTGGTGAAAGGCAAGAAGAAATGAAATGCAGCTGCGGTGGGAAGACGCGTGTGTTGGATCGCCGGGGTATTTACCGGCGCAGGGAGTGCCTCGCGTGCGGCATTCGTTTTTCTACGAAGGAGTCTATGGTGAACCGGCAATCGGTCCGCAAAAAGGCCAAGCCGATCGAAGAAAAGCGCCGCGCATACAAAAAGCATGAGGCACCCACCATGCCACCCAACACACGGGCGCAGGTAACATTGAACGTCAGCGCACGTCGAAAACTAGAGGAGCTGCGAGACATGCGAGGCATGAAAGGTGATGGGTACGACTATGAGTATTAACCTGCTAACGCTGGACTTCGAGACGTACTACAGCAAGGAGTTCAGTCTGTCCAAGATCACAACGGAGTCGTACATCCGGGACGATCAGTTCGAGGTAATCGGCGTAGCTGTGAAGGTCAATGACGAGGATACACAGTGGTTCAGCGGCAGCTTCGAGGAGACCAAGGCGTGGCTGCAGCAGTTCGACTGGGCTAACTCAATGCTGCTGGCACACAACTGTGCCTTCGATGCGGCGATCCTGAGTTGGCGGTTCGACATACACCCCAAGATTCTGGCCGATACCATGTCGATGGGTAACGCTGTAGGCGATGGGTCAGGGTCAGTGTCGCTGAAGGCGCTGTCCGAGCGGTATGAGTTGGGTGAGAAGGGCGACGAGGTCATCAACGCGATCGGCAAGCGGCGAGCGGACTTCACCCCGGAAGAACTATCACGCTACGGGAACTACTGCATCAACGACGTAAACCTGTGCTACCTGCTGTTTCAGATCATGCTGGCCAAGGGTTTCCCCAAGGCGGAGCTGAAGTTGATCGACATGACGCTGCGGATGTTCACGGAGCCGGTCTTCGAGCTTGATCTGGAGACGCTGGAGATTCATCTTGAGAGCGTCCTGCACAAGAAAGAGAAGCTCATGCAGGCGCTGGGTCAGGGTGTAGAGCTAACTGCGATCATGTCGAACCCACAGTTTGCCGAACTGTTGAAGGCCCGGGGTATCGAGCCGCCCATGAAGATTAGCCCCACCACGGGTATGAAGACCTACGCGTTCGCCAAGACAGATGAGGCGTTTCGTGCGTTGTTGGAACACGAGGACGTGTATGTGCAGGCGCTGGTCGCGGCACGGTTGGGCACCAAATCTACCCTCGAAGAGACCCGCACCCAGCGGCTGATCGACATCGCCAAGCGGGGTAAGCTGCCGGTACCCATCAAGTACTGCGGTGCCCGGACGAAGCGGTGGTCGGGCGAGGGCGGGGGCATCAACATGCAGAACCTGCCACGGTCTTCACCCATCAAGCAGGCCATCAAGGCACCGGAGGGGCACTCCATCGTCGGGGTTGACCTGTCCAACATCGAGCTGCGGGTCGGCCTGTGGTTCGGCGGTATGAGGGGTAAGCTTGACCAGCTGCGCAACGGCCTTGACCTGTATAAAGACTTCGCCTCGTTGGTGTTCGGAGTCCCCTACGCAGACGTGGATAAAGACCAGCGGTTCATCGGCAAAACCTCGCAGTTGAGTCTGATCTATGGTGTCGGTGCGGACAAGCTACGGCAGGCCATCAAGACCGGCTCCCGCAAGGACATCGGGGAGGATCAGGCCAAGCGGATCGTAGCCCTGTACCGCAGCCAGTATGCCGGGGTAGTCAGTGCGTGGGACCAAGGTGAGAAGGTGCTGCAGGCCATATGCCGCGACCAATATATGGAGTTCGGGCCGATCAAAGTCCACGGCAGGGAGGGGTTGCTCCTGCCCAGCGGGTTGTATATGCAGTATCCCTTGTTGCAGCGCACACGTGATGGGTGGTCGTACAAGGTCCGCAACGGCTGGGAGCATATCTACGGAGCCAAGGTGTTTCAGGGATCGATTCAGGCGCTGGCCCGGTGCGTGATTGGCGATGGGATGCTGCGCACCCAAAAAACGATACCCGACCTGCCGATCGCGCTGACAATCCATGATGCTGACTACATGGTAGTGCCAGATTTGTTGGCAGAGGTTACAATGGAGCAGATGATTGCCGACCTTTGCGTGCCCCCGTCGTGGGCACCTGACCTGCCGCTGGCTGCGGAGGGAGCGTTTGGCAAGACCTTGTTCGATTGTTGAATATAACCGAGGGGCCTTCTGTGTCTGTCAAATGGTCATACAGCAGTCTTTCCCTGTTCCAACAATGCCCGAAGAAGTACTACCACCTGCGGGTGGAGAAGAGCATCAAGGAGCCGCAGTCCGAGCAGATGCGGTATGGCCTCGACCTGCACAAAGCTGCGGAAGAATACATCCGTGACGGCTTCGCACTGCCCGAGGGGTTTGCGTTTATGCGGGAGACGCTGGACCAGCTGAAGGCGCTACCCGGCGAGAAGTATTGTGAGTACAAGCTGGGTCTGACCCGCGACTTGGAGCCGTGCGAGTTCTTCGATGACAACGTGTGGTGGCGTGGCATTGCCGACCTGCTGGTCATCAACGGTGACGAGGCGCGGGTGCTGGACTACAAGACCGGCAAAGACAAGTACGCAGACACAAAGCAGTTGGAGATTCTTGCGCTGGCTGTGTTCAAGAAGTTCCCGCAGGTGCAGCGGGTGAAGGCCGGGTTGTTGTTCGTGATCCATACGAACTTCATCAAGACCGCGTACGAACGCACCAAAGAGATGGAGTTGTGGAACAAGTGGCTACCAGAGACCAACAAGCTGGAGACCGCGTATGAAAAAAGTGTGTGGAATGCCAAACAGAACTTCACCTGTAAAAGTTGGTGTCCTGTTATGAGCTGCCCGCACAATGGGAAACGATAGGAGAAAACATGAATCAAGAGGACAGAGAGATGGCGAACGCCGCGCTGGCACTGGACGAAACGATCAACGAGCGTGTTATTCAGGCGTTGACGGTGAACTCGTTTGCGGTTGAATCGATAGTGATGGACATCATCAGGAACCGCTGCCAATACGACTCAACCTTTCAGAGCATCATCGCCAAAATCATCAAGGACCGTATCCGAGAGCTATAGGAGATTACCATGCCCTACAAAAACAAACCCCGCCCGTACGGGAAAGAGTACGCGCAGTATCAAGGCAAGCCCGAGCAGATCAAGAACCGCGCCAAGCGTAACGCCGCCCGCGCTGAGATGGTGAAGAAGGGTCGTGTTCGCAAGGGCGATGGTAAAGATGTAGACCATGCGGTGCCGCTGTCCAAGGGGGGTGCCAACGTCAAGGGCAACCTTCGGGTAAAGTCCGCCAGCGACAACCGCAGCTTCAAACGCAATAGCGACCGGAGCGTCAAGAAGAACACGTAGTGTGTGCGGCCCAGCTGGAGGTGGCTTAAAACACCAGCAACTACAGGTTGTATTCTAGTTGGACACCTCCACAACTGATGTGGTTGACACCTCGGAAAGACGGGGACAGAATATGCAGCACAACAACGAGCAGCGTGCAAACAAGCACTTTGCTCCGCAACGCTTTTGGAGAGGCGATGGAAATAGTAGAAAACAAAGCACTCAAGCTGCGGGTGCGCGACCCCAAGAGGATCACCAACGTCATCCCGAAGAGCGCATTGATCGGGGACAACGAAGTGCTGGTGAAGTGGGGGCTGGAGGAAGCTCAGGTGCTGCGCAATCTGGGCATCAAGAACGTGCCGTCACCCATCAACAAGGACTACCAATGGCCCGGGCTGTATAAGCCGTTCGACCACCAACGCGTAACCGCAGCGTTCATGACCATGCACCGCCGTGCGTTCTGTTTCAACGAGCAGGGCACCGGCAAGACCGCCAGCGTGATTTGGGCGGCGGACTACCTCATCAAGCTGGGCTACGTGCGCAGGGTGTTGGTGCTGTGCCCGCTGTCGATCATGCAGTCGGCGTGGCAGGCGGACTTGTTCCAGTGCGCGATGCACCGTACGGTGGTGGTAGCCCATCATCGGAACGCCAGACGCCGCAGGGAGTTGATACAGCAGGACGCTGAGTTTGTGATCATGAACTACGATGGGCTGGAGATCGTAGCGGATACCGTGATCGAGGATGGTGGGTTCGACCTGATCGTCGTGGATGAAGCCAATGCGCTGAAGAACCCCGGCACCGACCGATGGAAGGCGTTTGCCAAAGTACTGCGCCCCGATAGCTGGGTGTGGCTGCTGACCGGTACCCCTGCGGCACAGTCGCCTGAAGATGCGTATGGGCTGGCCAAGATCGTGAATCCCGGCGGTGTGCCCAAGTTCCGTGGTGCGTTCAAGGACATGGTGATGAACAAGATCACGCAGTTCCGGTGGGTGCCCAAGCCCAACGCTACTGAGACCGTCCACCGCGTACTGCAGCCAGCCATCCGGTTCACCAAGGAGGAGTGCCTTGACCTGCCGGAGATGACGTATGTGACACGGGACGTGCCGATGTCCAAGCAGCAGGAGAAGTACTACCAGCAGATGCGCACCGAGATGTTGATGGTTGCAGCGGGTGAAGAGATCAGTGCGGTTAATGCTGCGGCAAAGTTGACCAAACTACTACAGATTAGTTGCGGTGCAGTATATGCAGACAGTAAAGAGATTGTGGACTTTGACTGCAAAGACCGGATGAAAGTGCTTAAGGAAGTCATTGACGAGTCAAGCCACAAAGTCCTAGTATTTGCACCATACCGCCACAGCATCTACGCGATTGCAGAAGAACTTAAAAAGTCAGGCTACGCGGTTGGTGTAATCGACGGTGGTGTGTCTCCGGGGAAGCGAACCGAGCTATTCAATAAGTTTCAAAACACGCCTGAACCGCGTGTGCTGGTGATTCAACCGCAGGCTGCATCGCATGGTGTGACTCTTCACGCAGCGAACACCGTTGTGTATTGGTCGCCCGTCATGTCAGTCGAAACGTATTTGCAAGCGAACGCAAGGGTCCACAGGTCAGGACAAAAGAACAAGACGACCGTCGTTCATTTGCAAGGTAGTTCCGTGGAGCGAAAGCTCTACAAGATGTTGCAGGGGAAGGTGGATATCCACGAGAAGCTAGTTGGACTTTACAAAGAGGAAATGCAAGATGAGTGAAGAACTTGGAGCGGATAAGCTCGTCAAGGTGTTTATCAAAATCCGTGACGCACGGGAAGCGCTTGCCCGTAAGTATGAAGAAGATGATGGCAACCTCAAGGAGCAGCAGGAAGTAATCAAGCAGGAGCTGTTGGATCGCTGCAAGTCTGTTGGAGCTGACAGCCTGAAGACCACGTTTGGAACTGTCACGCGCACGGTCAAGACGCGTTTTTGGTCTAACGACTGGAGTTCGATGCACGAGTTCTGCAAGGAGCACGACACACTTGATCTGATGGAACGCCGCATCAGTCAGGGCAACATGAAGACGTTTCTGAAGGACAACCCGGATATCAAAATCCCCGGGCTTAATTCGGACAGCTTCTACGATGTAACCGTTCGGCGCAGCAGTAAATAACCAAGGAGAAGCAAGCATGGCATCTGAAATGACTTTGTTTAAAGACGGCGTTCAACTCCCGGCGTACCTCAAGAACCGTGAGATGGATGATGTGACCAAGAGCCTGATGGGTGGCGGATCGCTGGCCAAGCGTATCTCGATCAAGGGCGGTGTGTGGCGGCTGATGTCCGGCGGCAAGGAGATCGCGGTCAACGAAGATCGGGCGATGAACTTCGTCATCGTCAACGCAGCACCGAAAGTCGGGCGCACGTTCTATCAAGGCACGTATGACCCGGATGCGGAGAAGGCTTCGGCACCGGTCTGTTGGTCGGCCAACGGTGATACCCCCGATGCGTCGGTTTCCGAACCGCAGAGCAAGACCTGCGCGAACTGCCCGCAGAACATCAAGGGCTCCGGTCAGGGTGACTCCCGGGCGTGCCGCTTCAGCCAGCGTGTTGCGGTGGTGCTGGAGAACGATCTGGAGGGTGACGTGTTTCAGCTGTCGCTGCCCGCCGCGTCGATCTTCGGCAACGGCGAGAACGGCAAGCTGCCGCTGCAGGCGTATGTGAAGTTCCTCGCGGGCTTCAACGTGCCGATCACTGCGGTCGTTACCGAGGCGCGGTTCGATACCAATGCGGCTACGCCGAAGCTGACGTTCAAAGCCGCTCGTCCGTTGTCCGAGGCCGAGTATGCGCAGTGCCAAGCAGCCGGTCAGACTGCTGCAGCCAAACAGGCCATCGCGTTCACGGTGTCGCAGCAGGATGGCGTGAAGCAGATCGAGAAGCGGGACGAGGAGTTCCGCAGCAACGACAAGCCGGTCACGAAGAAAGCCGCCGAGCCGGAACCCGAGAAGGCCGAAGCCACGGAAGAAGCGCCGACCAAGCGCACGACCAAGGCTCCTGCACCCGAACCGAAAAAGGACGCCAAAGCACTGCTTGCTGAGTGGGACGACTGAAGCTAGGTCGTGTCGGGGGTAGGGACGCCTACCCCCATTTTTTCTTTCGGACGGATCACCCATGCAAACACGAAGTGAATTCCTGCAGGCTGTTCTACCTGCAGAGGGGGTCTATGTAGCGGTTGCCATCGACGGGAAGCGGGTGTCACAGACGTTTCACGATACGGTAACCGATCTCGAGGCGCGGTGCGACACACTGATTAGCGAGGGGCAAAACACATTTTTTGCGGTAGCGACGTTCAATACCGTCGGCACGCGCACTACGGACAACATGAAGCTGATCCGGTCCCTGTTCGTGGACTTGGATTGCGGCGAAGACGAGGAAGGCAGGAAGTACGCCACACAGGCTGAAGCGGTTGCTGCACTGCGGGAGTTCGTCAAGGACATGCGGCTACCCACACCGTGGGTCATCAACTCAGGCCGGGGCATCCACGCCTACTGGCCGTTCACCGAGGCAGTCAACCGGTTGCAGTGGAAGCCGGTGGCCGAGAAACTGAAGCAGCTGTGCGCCATCAAGGGGTTCAAAGCTGACCCTGCTGTCACGGCTGACGCCGTGCGGGTGCTGCGGGTGCCGGGGTCATTCAACGTCAAGGACAAAGACAATCCCCTGCCGGTGGAGATTCTGAAGGCTGGGGTAGCCACCCATTTCGATGATTTACGGCAGCTGCTGGGGGTGTCAGAGTTCGATGCGTCAGCCGCCAAGCGCCCGATGGATGAAGTCACCAAGAACCTGCTGGCGAACCGTCCGTCCCACTTCAAGGACATTCTGCAGAAGAGCGTGGCGGGGGAAGGCTGCAACCAGATCATGCACGCGGTGGGCAACCAAGCCACCATCCCGGAGCCGTTGTGGCGGGCCACGCTGTCTGTAGCGCAGCACTGCGCCGATCGGGACAAGGCCATCCATGTTGCGTCAAAACAACACCCGGGCTACGACCCGGGCGAGACCGAGCGCAAAGCCAGCGCGACCAAGGGGCCCTACACCTGCGCGTCGTTCCAGAAGATCGATCCCACATTGTGCGAAGGCTGTCCGCATCTTGGTAAGATCAGCTCCCCGATCACGCTGGGTATGGGGCGGGTGCTGGAGGCTACGCAGGAGGATCGCACGGTCGAGGTGGTGCTGCCGGAGTCCGAGGAGCCGGTGGTCTATGAGATACCTGCATACCCCTTCCCGTTCTTCAGGGGCAAGAATGGCGGCGTTTACGTCAGGGAGCAGGTGGAGGACAAGAAGACCGGGGCCACGCACGAAGAAGACACCCTGATCTACCCGCATGACTTCTATCTGGTGGCGCAGATTTCTGACCCACATGACGGCGCAACGGGGCTGTTTCGGGTTCACTTCCCGCAGGACGGGGTCAGGGAGTTCTGCGTGCCGCTGTCGGACATGCTGGCGAAGGATCGATTCCGCGACTCTATCGCAACGGTGGGCATGTGCCCGCAAGGTCAACAACTGGACAAGCTTATGGCGTATTCAAACTACTGGGTAAACACGTATCAGAAGTCGAGTCAGTCCAAGCTGGGTCGCGTGCAGTTCGGCTGGGCGGACAACAACCAATGCTTCATTGTCGGAGACCGGGAGATTCGCGCCGACGAGGTCAGATACAGCCCACCCACCATCACCACGGTGCCGATCGCATCGTCATATCAAAAGTCGGGGACTCTCGAGGAGTGGCAGAAGATCGCCAATTTCTACAACCAACCCGGCATGGAGCTGCAGCTGTTCACCCTGCTGGCGGGGTTCGCCTCACCCCTGATGCCCTTCACCAAGACCCAAGGTGGTGTCATCAGCCTACACTCTGACAAGGGCGGCACCGGTAAAACGACCCTGCTGTGGATGATCAACAGCATCTTCGGCCACCCCAAGGACACCTGCCTGATCCTGCGGGACACGGTCAACGCTCGGCTGCACCGGGTGGGTGTGCTGAACAACATATCTGCGACCACGGACGAGATCACCAACGACATGCCGGAGAACCTGTCCGCCTTCGTCTACGACTCCCTGCAGGGCCGTGCCAAGAACCGGATGAAGTCATCGTCCAACGTGGAGCGCGTCAACAAGACCACATGGAACAGCATCAGCGTAGTGACCGGCAACGCGGTCATCAGCGACAAGCTGCGGCTGATCAAGGGCGAGCCAGATGGCGAGCTGCGCAGGCTTCTGGAGTTTGAGGTGTCTCTGGCTACGAAGATCAGCAAGGCTGAGTCGGACTCCATATTCATGCCCCTGTTCGACAACTATGGCACCGCTGGCGAGGTATATATCCAGCACCTGCTCTCCAAGACCGACACGATCCACGACACATTCCGCAAGGTGCAGTTGAAGCTGGATACGGCGGCGGGGCTTCAGCAGCGGGAGCAGTACCAGTCGGCCACCTGTGCCGCCATCCTCACGGCGGGTGTCTACGTCATGGAGTGCGGCGTTATGAACCTGACTTCCGCCGACATGAAACGTCTCTACCAGTGGGTAGTCAATTATCTGGTTGAGATGCTGGCGAAGACCGCCAACGACACGGTGCCGCTGGATGAGGTGCTGGGCATGTTCTTGTCGAGCCATGTCAACGATATGCTGGTGATCAAGGGCAACCCCACGCTCGGCACCATGCTGGACGCACCCATACGGGAACCACGAGGCAGGCTGCTGATCCGCTACGAGCCGGACACCCAAGAGCTGTGCGTGAGCGCGGCCAAGTTCCGGGAGTTCTGTGCCCGCAGGCAGGTGTCGTACGATGCAGTCATGGCGTATTTCAAGCGGGAGGGCAAGTTCCGGGAGATCACTCGAAAGCGGCTGGGCAAAGGCACCCACATATCAGCCAACGAGCGGGTGGTTGTGTTTACCAACATTGATCAGGACGTTATAGGCGATGCAGACAAACGTGCAGGTGTTGGGGCTACCGGTAGTAATTGACTGGGCCAAGCTGCAGATCGGGGCGTCGTTCTTTGTCCCGATACCGCTCGCCATGACCCAGCATCCGCGTAAACAACTTCAGGCAGTTGCTGCCCAGCATGGGTATGACGTGCTGGTCGAGGAGGTCGTGGAGAAGGGGCTAACTGGATTGCGGGTTTGGCGTATTCGGTGACCCGTGCTAGTATCCGTCTGACGCTAGTTCCTCGCTAGTCGTCGCTTCTCCTCCCCTTCACCCCCGGCGCAATGCTGGGGGTTTTTTATAGGCCGGTGTTTTTCCGCAGTGTCGGCAGGTTCAGGGCGGAGAACAGCCGCATTTCGTATTGATCGATCTGGTCCAGTTTCTCTCGTTTCTCTGCGCTGTCAAGGTTGTTGTTTGCCTCGATCAATCTACGGGCTTGCCGCAGTTGCGAGAGCTGCTGCTCTACTTGGGTGAAGAACCCGGACTTGGCCAGCGCATACAGCTCCTTATTCTCCATCAAGCGCTGTTGAGCCTCTACCGGGTCACGCTCCATCAGGAACTTAACATCCTCCGCTACTTCGCGGGACCGCTGGCGAAGCTCGTAGTAGTCATCTTTCAGCCCGGACGGCGCACTGCCGGTTATGAACGTAGTGGCCTGCGGTACGTCTGCCCAGCGGCGATCCGCCCGCTCGATACCTGAAACTGTTTCGATAGCACGCCCACCCGCATACATCGCGGTGCCGCCGAGCACTCCGAGATACCCGCGAATCAGATGCTCAACCTGCACTGGAGCCAGCGGGGTTACCGCAGACAACAGCTTCGACAGCTCTGACGTGCCGCTGGTAAACTGCAAATCCTTTGACCGCCCTTCTAGCCCCTTGCCGATTATGGGGTTGCCGCTGAAGAACGAGTAGTTAGCCGCGACTTCAACGCCGGGTTTTAGCAGCTGCGGCATGTAGCCCGGGGCGGATATGGCGTTGACTAGCCCGTCACGGAACACGCGGGCCAACTTGGTGGCATCCACTTCGTCTTTGGTGCCCAAGCGCATGATGTAGTTCCACGATTGCTCGGGGATGGTCTTGAACATCAGACCGATCGGGTCTTGCGGCGTCGGAATCTTGAGGTTGCCACCGATATCGGTGCCGGTCAGTTCTTTGATGGCATCACGCGAACCCGGGATCATAAACCCGGTCAGCTTCTCATGGTCTGGTAGCTTCTTGTAGTCCTCGTCATCCGACACCAGCATGGCGTAAATGGACCCTAGCGCCGCGATCTTCATACCAGTGGCCCAGAACTGCCGCATAGCAGTGGTCCGGTCTTTGCCGGAGATGCCTTCACGGAACATGCTGCGGTAGGTCACGTCCATACCCTGTAGGTAGGCGTTCATAAACGGGATAATCTGACGCAGCACGTTGATTGAACCCGAGCGCCCCTGCCGTTGGAAGTTGATGACCTCGCTGGCTTTGTACAGCGCCAGCATCTTGTCGCCGGTCTCCTTCAGTGTCTGCTCGTAAATCGCCATCCGTTGGGACGCATCCGAAGCACGAGTCATGGCGTCCAGAGCGCCCCGCACATGCCGAGCTGCTTTCTTAGCGCCTGAACCGCCTTCGTCCAGCGCGGCCTCGATCCTGCTGCGGTCGGAGCCGACCATGAAATCCGGACGGCCAATGATGCCGTACGCCGCGAGTTCCAGCGACGTACCCTTGTGCGCCAGTGCGTCCTTAAAGGACCCCAAAACCTTAGCACCCACCATGAACGGACTTTGCGCTCCGGATAGCGCAGTTGCACGGAACCCGTCCTGAAACAGCTGACTGATCACGAACCCCGGCATTAACGTCGTGCCGGTCCGCAGCCAGTTCGCGGCGCGACCCAGAGCGGTAAACAGTGGGGTAGATACGGACTCCACCCCCAAGAAGGCGTGCCTGTCCAGCGGGTCTGCGACTTCAAAGAATGTCGGTTCTCCGTTGCGGTATGTCTTCACAAGGCGCTCTGCTGTGCCTTGATTCGCGTGCGTCAGGGCTTTGGCGTCAATCTTCAGCAGCCCGTCCATAGCCACATTCGCCGCATGATTTCGCACGATGGTGTTGACCAGCCAGAACGACAAGTTCTCCATGTTGCCAAGGATGTCGCCAATGGGCCGCTTGTTCACGTCGCCACCGATCAGCTCGGCTATCTTGCCGTTGTCCACTAACCCCTTGAAATACTTCTTGGTGGATTTCTTGGTCTCGTAGCCAAACTTGGCGTCGTCCAATATGCGATGCCACGGCACGTACTCCGGTGCTTTGACCCACTCGTCCACATCTTCCTGCGTGAACCGCCCCGTGGCTTTGCCGACTTGAAGCAACTGGTTCTTATACTGCTGGAACTTCTGAACACCGGCACGAATCTCGTCACCATACAGGCGCAGTACATCATCAGCGGCCTGTGTATCTTCAGCGGACAGCGCCATCGACTTGCGAATTTCAGGACTGATTTCCGGCGAACGCATACGCAGCACAGTCGCCCCGAGGTCGAACCACGCTTTGGCCGTGTCCATATCCACACCAGCCTTCTCGGCTATCTTATTAACCTCTTGGTGGACATCTGCCAGTGACACCCCACTGGCCACCCTGAACAGCCCGGTCTCCGGGTCCAGCGCAATCGAACCTTCCAAGATGGAGGACGTTGCCAAGTCCATTGACCGGGTAGCCATCAGCAGGTTGACGACTGATTTGAGGTCATTCTTCTCTAGCAGCTTCTCTTCTACAGCAGCGCCGTTGAATATAACCGCGTTCCTATATTCTTTGATCTTGTTGACCCGGTATTTTTCATCAAACGCAAACCTCCACGCGTGTGTGAAGAACCCTTGATCGCCTTCGCGCTGCTTCTCGGCGATGCGTCTCGTCGCTTGCGCGTCCATGGCTGCTGTGGGTTGTTGCGCGGAGAACGGCAGTGGCATAAGTTGGACGCCACCCATCTCGCTGAAATCGTGGGAGTGTAGTTCGCCAAACGCGGGTTTTATATTGACGTAATCCGCAGCCTCTTTTCGAGTCAGAAAAACTCCATCTTTTGTCGAAAAACCAGCTTCCCATTTGGACAAATCTGATTTCCAACCCCCCGGCAGTTTGTACCGGTCGTGTATCGGACCTGTAACAACGACCTCACCGGACTCCTTGTGCCGAAAACTAGCCCCGATAATAGGGCTACGAACGGGTAAATCTTTTACCCCTTCCACGCGCGTCTCAGACGGCGCAGCCTCCAACAGCTGATCCAGCGTCTTCTCGACCTGCTTGGCCTTGCTCAGACCGAGGAAACCACGAATGGCATCAATGAACCGACCCCACCAGCCCTTGGGTTGGCCACGCAGCACGTCTTGGAACTCTTGATTGCTGATTGCCTCTGCGGCAAATTCCTGCAGGTTGGTCGCGCCATACTGCCCTTTGATCTCCGGGGCCAGCGAGTCAAACAACGCTTGCAGCTTTTTCGTAAGAACATGGTTGGGGTTAGCCAGCACATGTGCGACTGCTGCGTGCATTGCCTCGTGCAACAAGGTGTGCTCGTGAAGCCCTTCCGGATCGATATAGATGGTGTCTGTGGTCGAGCTGTAGATACCCGCGTCACCCGTCGGTGTCTTGCGAACCAGCACCTTGGTGCCCTTGATGGCGGACAGAATTTTGCGAGCCGCTGTGCGTATTACCGGCGTGGAGCCGGTCTCCCCGAGCAGCTTCAAAGCGCCTTTAAGGTCGCCTTTATCCAGCAGTGAACGAACTTCTTTTGACAACCCGGAACCAATCGGGGTGTGGGATAGGCCGTATTGCGGCGGCGGGTTTGACATCATCCGGTCGTATTCCGCACGGAACGCGGCCCTACGGGCTTTTTTAATTGCGCGGAAAACTATGACTGCGCTTGTTGTGTACGCTGCGTCATATTGCTTATCCCGCATCAGGCTCACGATCTCAGCGCGATCCTTTTCTGACACAGCCTCTCGAACCGGGAAAGGCTCCGCCGCGTACTCGGACGACCTACCTGCGCGTTTTTCTCGTTTGGCAATAGCTCGCTTTGCCGGATCACCGGCCTCAGCATCACTGATCAGCGTGTCAAGCCATAGAAGCGCGTCTTGCTCGGTTGTGTACGAACCGTCAGTGGGGGCTTTAAGGAACGGCTTCCTCGAATCCGCTGCTTTTTCTGCTTGCTTCACAGGGGACTTGGTGCCGAATACCTTCTCGGCGGCGTTGCGAATAAGCCCGAGTCTGGATTCCCACTCTGGGGTATCCCGCTTTGCGGCCAAAGCTTGATCAATACCGGCACCGGCTTTTGCCGCTTCGCGCCAATCAGCCTGCTTTGCCTCAGCTTCTTGCTCGGCTACGCGGGCTTCTTCGACAGCCTGAGCGGCCCTCTTTAATTCTGCATTCTCCGCACCGGCAGCTCTGGCTTGTTTTGCGGATGCAATTTCGCGTTCTGTTCTTAGTTGGTTTACGGCTTCGGTAGCCAAGGCCAACTCGTCCTTGGTTATGCTGGGGTCTTGCAACGCCTGCTTCGCCGCGTTTATCTGTGGCGCTACTTCGGCTTGGGCTTTCTTACCCTTCGGTTGTTTTTGAGTGGCGGTGTCCACCAGATATATCAGCGCCTGCCGATACTCCGTGCGATCCTTTGGGTTCCTTAATCTGGCCGCTGCGGTTTCTACTTCTTCAACGTCGCTTAGTGGACTCGGTTTTTGCTCTTCTCCAGCATTAACAGGACCAGCTGGTCCTTTGCCGCCAGCCACAACTGGAACTCCATCTCCAGCAGCTCCGGTTCTTCCGGCTGTCTGTCCCAGTACAGGCACTCCCATGCCTTCTCCAGCAGCTTCTGGTCGAATAGCATCTATCTTCTCCCGGGCTTGCGCGACGAATTGTTTTACCGCATCGTCATTGAACGGTTGTTTCGCAGAAGAGCGGTCGCCGTAGTCCTTGACCAGCGCTTCAAACTGAGCAATGTCTTCCGGCTTCGACATGTCCAGCGCCTGCAGTGCTTTGGCTACCTTGGATGTTCTTACAGCGGTCGGGTTAAACCCCAAACCCAGCAGCGTATCTCGCGTTATCTTTGTCGCCTCTGGTTTTGTTACTGCAGGCTCTACCGGTGCCGGTTCCGACGGCTCCTGCAGGTCCAGCTGCCCCTGCATCTTGGAGAGCTTCTGTTGCTCACGCTTGGTCGGCTGCTTCTCGATCGAGGAGATGCGCTTGTTTACGGCCTTCAGTTGCGCATCGATAGCCTCAATATCCAGCCTCCGGGACACAGCCTCTTCCCGGGTAGGTGCGCGTTGGAACTCGCGCTCCATGATGCCTTTAACCCGCAGCAGCTCGTCGCGCTCCATGAGCGCAGAGGCCAGATCAACATCCGCACCCTGTGCTTCTTCGTCGGCAAACCGGTCGGCGGAATATCGCTTTCCTGATGGAGCCATACCGGTAACAGGCGGCACACCCTCAGCAGGGAGAGGTTCAAACAACGGCTGTTGTGCCCCTGTCGGGATCGGTTGCGTGGCTACCGGCTGGGCTTGCTCCTGCGATTGTTCCGGTTGCTCGGGTACTGACTCTGCCGCAGTCGGCGTGGTAGGTTTGGCTGCAGCTGCTCGACGGCCAGCCACTGCATCCAGCAGGAACTGCACAATCGCACCAGCACCCGCACCATATGCTGCGTTCTCACCCACACCCTCGACAAGTTCTTGGCTGGGCTTGTAGACCTGTTGGGTAATCAGGTTCTGCGCGACTGCCGACGCGGCTTCTTGAGCACCCTCCATACCGCCGGTAACGAGCGCCCGCTGGACATAGTCAAAGATGCCGCCCTTGATTTCTTTGGGCATGACGCGGAATATCCACTCGATCGGTGCAAGCTCCGCAATGCCCGGGATCACACCCAGCTGCGTGGCGCTTGTAATCTGCTCCGGAGTAGCACCGGCAGTAACAGCGCGTTCTCGCGCCTCGCCCGCACCCATACCCGCAGCGGTAGCACCAGCAGCTGCCGTCCGCCCCGCACCTGCCGCGAGCCCAAGCCCACGAGCTGCCAAGCCGCCCGCGCCGCCGGGTATCAGCAGTGAACCCATTGAACCCACGGCCTCACCCAGCTTGGTCGGAATGGCCTCTTCATAGCCGAAAGCGGCCTTGGGCTTGAGGCGTTCAGCGAACCCCTTGATGCCTTCGCGGGCGGTCTTTTCAAACCCTTCCTGTGTGTCACCCGGCAGCAACGCTGCGGCACCCAGAGCGGCGCTTTCAAGGCCCCCGACCAACCCACGCGGGATAGCCTTCAGGGCTTCCTTCGCGTAACCGCCAACCGTTCTGTTTTCTTCGGCGTATTGGCGATACCGCTGCAGCAGCTCTTCTTGCGTGATGTCGTCAGGAACCCCGCGAACAACCACGCCATCCGGCATCCGAACATCCATAGTCGCTACCTTACTGTTTTTGAGATGACGGCAATTTGCTGAAATCTACCACGCCTTTTCCACCACTCGCCCCCTTCATCATATCAGCCATCTCAAACGGCATTGGGTTTGTGATTTTTGTGGTGGCTTCCGTGTACATCTGCAGCGCCCTTTTTGCGTTTTCAATTCGCGCCGGGTCCTTGCTGCGAACAGCATTGACGTAGTCAACCTTCAGTTGATCAGCCTTGTCTGTGTAGGCTTTGGACAGGATTCCAATTTTTTGCCGCTCGACATCCAGACCGGCACGTTTAATCGACAGCTCTTCCAATTTGGCCTTGTACATGGCGTCGGCTTGCTGCGCCTGACGTGTGATGTCTTCGACACGGGTGCGGGCTTTGTCGGCAGCGTCATACTTCTGCATACCTTCCAGACGGCTTGCCTTGCGCTCTTCGCGCTCGATTTGCTTGCGGAGGTCGTCAGCCTTGCGGAAGTCTTTGTTAACCGCAGCGATCTCTTTGGTCGTCAGGCCAAGACCCTTAGCAAAGTTTGTCAGTGCGTAGGGGGACTGTCCAGCAGCAGCTTCAAATCCGCCCATAGCCACCGCCAACCAGCGGTCAGCGTCACGGTCTTTTATCGCCTGCTGTCCTTGAGCCTTAAGTTCCTCAAGGCGATCCTTCAACTCACTGGGGAACCGCTTCTCCATCTCAGCTTCTTTGCGAGCAAACGCTGCCTCGGGCGACTCACCGGTATAAAGCAGCGATGTCTCTGGCTTGATGGATTGACCTGCGGTTGCAGTCGGTCGCGCAGCGGGGATGGCGGTTCCTGATCCTCCGGTTGCGGGCCCGCCTGACGGTTGACCACGCCCTTCTTGTTTAGCCTGCGCTTCGTACTGCGACTGCGGTGCCGCTGCCTCTGCGGTTTTTGCCAGCGGTTGTCCGGACCGCAATTTACGGAGGTCCTCGGATGTAGAGCCAAACGGATTCAGCATCCCGAGAGCAGCACGGGCTCGTGCGACAGTATCAGTGACAACACCCGGCTCACCGGACATACCATAGTATTGTTTTATCGTGTCTGTCGGGGTTTGATACAAGTCATAAGCAGTAGCTCCCAAATCCGCCGCTGCAACCGGCGCTACAAACTTGCCGCCCACACGCGCTGCACCACGAGCAAGGCCACCTAGTCCTTCCAGACTGAGACTCGGGTTTAGCCGTGACGGTTGCACGGCGGCTCGCGCACGGGAAAACAATCCCGCTTCTTCTGCTGCTCCGGAACCGATACCCGAAGTTGTTGCTCGCGCTGCCTGCGCCGCCTTCTCTGCCTGCGCTGCCCTTATACGAGCTGCGCGTTCTTTGGGGGATTCTTCTGCATACGGGCTACGTTGGCGACGGCTTTCTTCGAGGTCTTCCGGAAGTATGTCCTGTGCGGATGGAGGGGTTCCTCCGGTGTTAAACGCAATAATCCCACCGCTTGCGGCCATCACGGGGTCTGCCATCACACCTGCATCCATACCGGGGATACCTGCGTTGGCCTGTTGAACCCCGTCCAGCTCGCGCAGCTGCTCCTCGTACATGCTCGGCTCCTGCGCTACCTGCCGCCCATTCTCCAGAGCCTGTTGGTTCCTCGCACCAGCGGTGAGCTGCAGCTGCTTCACAAACTTCTCATCCCGAAGCGCGAGCATCACACCCAGCGGGGGCAACTCGCGGGGGTTCACACCCGACAACAGCTGCTTCTTGACATCGGTCACAATAGACGGAGTCGCACCCTGCGTAGCCTCTCGACCACCCGTGATCCCACCATCGGCATACCCCGGCACCTCGCCACCCTCTTTGGCACCGAACGCTTTTGACAGACCCAACGCGCCAAGCCCCAGCCCGCCAATCTGAGAAGCCATCGACGGCGCGGCCTGATACTGATACATCGTCTGTTGCGGTGCGACAACCGAGCCACGAAGCAACGAGCTCAAGAACTGCAGCTGCTCCTGCGGGTAGTACTTCTGCTGCATGAATTCTTCGTATCGCTTGTCCAGCCCTTGCTGGTTCTGCGCTTGTTGGATAGCACCGGCCTGTTGCTGCGCCGTGGCTGCAGCTGCTTGTTGACCGAACGCCGTCTGGCCCAGCTGACCGAACTGCTGACCCATCTGACCCGCGAGGCCGAGACCCTGCAGCCCAAGCTGTGAGCCGAACTGTAGATTCTTGTTGGCTTGGTCGAACGCCTGTTGCGTGCCCTGCGCCTGAATGCCACCAAGCTGGTTCTGCAGATTACGCTGGGCTTCTGACTCCACGATCGCCTGACGAGAACCGCCGAACGCACCAGCACGAGTAGCCGCTGCTTGCTGGCCGGGAAGCTGCCGACCATAGTCCTGAATGGCCTGCTGTTTCTGCCAGTCCACCACGTTCTGCATGTAGGGCGACATGTAGGACTGCATCGCCCCGGGGGAGGTAGCCTGCTGGGTATACTGCTGACCAGCCCCCAGACCACCCAGACCAGCCGCACCGGTCAACCCGGCAGCGGGCTGCAGCAACGGCGACGTGCCGAGATTCTGCACACCTTGGAACCCCTGCTCCTGCAGAGGGCTGAAGTCCGCTACACGCTGACCTTGATACGGCTGATACGCGGTGTTCGAGGCAGTCGTGCCTCGAGTCATTATGTCCTCAAAATAGGGACGTGCGTATTCCGGAAGGTTGGACTGATTTACTGTTTGTGATGCGGGCTGTGGTGCGCCGCCGCCGCCTTTTCCCAATTTAGTCTCCTAACGGTAACTCACAGGTTACCCACTGAGTTTGGTTGCCGTCTCCGGCGAATATTTTGATCCAACCTTTGCGCCCCGTGAATTCAATGGCGTCGCACTGCGAATCCGTAGCCCATCGGCGCAGCAGCGCCAACATGGGGTCTTTCCAACGACTTAACTCCTCCCCACCGCAGAAGTGCATCGTCAGCACTCGCTTGCCGGGGTAGTCTGTAAAGCCTGTTACAACAGCACCATAATAGACGGGGCCCTCTTCAAACGCCACCCATAAATGGTGGTCAGGGCGTTGGGACACCAGATCAAAGATGTCCTCGTCGTGGAACCTGCCGTGGGTCTGCTCCGCAGCCTGCTCCATAAATGCCTGCACATTCGGCCAGCACTCGTGGACATGCTCCGGCGGCACCAGACTGACCATCATGCCCGTCGGGCAGCTTCGCGTTCTGCTTGCTTCATCAGGGCGTAGAACTTCTTGGCCCCACCACGGCGCTTGACCTGATCCCTCGGGACGTACGCCTCGCCGTTCGACAACAGCGCCGGTCGCTTACCCTCGATGGTGGTCCGGATGGAGTCGCTGGTGCCAGTGCCCGGGCCTTTGATGGGGATCGCACCCAGACCCGCAGACGCCGTCCGCTGACCGCGCTCATTGCTGCCCTTACCGATACCGTCCACCGCCTTCTTGGTGAGGACAAAGCCGCCGTCCTCCAGCTCCGGCACGGAGTGCATCGCACCGCCCTTGGCGGCATATACCGGCTGCAGCTGCCCGTAGTCTGTGAAGAGGTTCCGCTCCGGGTCGTAAGGACGGCGGTTCATTGTTTGTGCCCGGTAGTTCGATGGTTGTTGTTGCGGTGCAAGAAAATCAAGCTGGGGTTGTTCAAACCCGCCCAGAGCACCGATCGCGCCGATACCGGCAGCGGCTTTACCAGCCGTTCCACCGTATTGACCCCCAAGATAGGAACCGAACTTCTCCATCCCGCCGGGTTGCGTTAGTTGACCAAGCCCTTTGGCGTAGTTTTCTCCTGCCGATCCCGCTAACATATTGCGTTGCTGTTCTGCTCTGAGCGCGGCGGTGTCCCATCCAGCAGCGTTTGAAGCTGGCACAGTATATGAAGTAGGTCCGCCGGGGATGTATTGCTCACCGGGAAATGCAAGGGGGATTTCAGCTGCAGGGGTAGGGTTCATAGCAGCTAACTGGCTCTCCGCTAGACCACGAGATGCTTCTACACCGGCCTGATCAGCGCCCATCTGTCCTAACGCGCCCATGCCGCCACCAATACCGTACCCGCTCAATCCACCCATCAAGGCACCCTGCAGCGGATTTTGCCGATTGGTCAAAGCCCCGGTAGCCGCCCCAGTCAAAGCGCCTGTCCCTGCAGAACCCAAGCCAAACAGCCCACCTGCCCCTGCCGCAGCTGCCCCCGCACCTTCCGCCGCAAGTACTCCGGGAGCCGCCGCGCCACCAGTAAAGTAAATAGCCGCAGCGGCGGCAAGAGCAGGCAGCATATTATCCAAGAACCCAGCTTCAGGTAGCCCGGTGTGCGGGTTGGTAGTCAGGGAGCCACCATGCGCCATAGCAAGTTGTTGCAACCCAGCGACTTCCCGGGGGCTCATGTGTACCAGCATCGTATCCGGGCCTCGCCCGAGCGCGGCCAGTCCTTCTGCAACTTTTTTCATATCGTATCTCCCGGGAACGGGGTCATGTTATCACGCGTAGATGTCTGAAACCACATCCGAAACCCGTGTTACGGTCACAATAACCGAGGGGGTCGCAGGACGGGTCGGGCTTACCTGTGCAGCTATGGCTTGGATCGTCGTGGCGGTGTTTCTGGTGGCCCACATGATCTCGATGTAGTCGGTAGCGGCCAATTCCACAAAGAAGTTCAGCGCCCCGATGATGTGCCCATCAACCCCACCGTGGCTGTTTGGAACAGAGAACTGGCTGTTGCTGTTGGCGATATCCACGCCGTTCTTCCGGAACCAGATGTCTGTGTCATGAATCTGACCATCGGTATTGACGAACTGAACGCTGAACTGGACGTTGTATATACCAGCGGTATCCACCACGATCTTCGATGCCACCGTGCCGGTAATGGCGGTAGAGGTGCGCTCCTGCGATGTGCCCACCACGTACACCCCGACCCCGCCAGTAGTTCCCGAGGTCTGCGAGACAATGCGGGTATTCGCTGTGATGGAGCCACCGGTTAAGATCATGCCGGGGTAGATGGTGCCGGAAGACACCGCAGAAACCGTAAGCACAGTGCCAGCACCGGGAGGTGTGCCGTCATCGATTGTGCCGGTGAAGCTGGCAGTCCGGTTCTCGTAAGAAACCCCGGTACTGAAATCCACGGTGTCATACGTTAAGGGATATGCCGTGGTGGTTGACCCATCAGCCTGACTGACCGAACTGGAGAACGCACCACAACTGCAGGTCAGGTAGTCCCCGCCTCGTGGCCCGAACAGCGCGGCAGTCGCATTGTCCAGCGCGTTGAAATAGACCCGAAGCTCACGGTAAAGTTGATCAAACTGCCGCGAGTCATATGCCTGCGGAGCATTGACGAGGTTCGGGGCTTTGGAGGGGCGCAGGATCGCCATTTATCTACGTCCATCAGGTCTGATATCCACACGCGGCACACCCAACTGCCACGAAACGCCGAGGTCTGTGGAGCCAACGCGGAATGAAATCTGCCGCCCCCGGATGCGCGTGTAGACCTGTCCGGTGAACTGCTGAACCGTGTAAGCGCGTACATTCGTGTAGTTCTGAGCGCTGGTAACCGCAGGATCATCCGCTGTGCCATAGGCCGAGCCAGCGTTCTGTCGAGGATATACCGAGAACGTCACTTCAGGCTGATTCACAACCGAGCCATCAAACGACACATCGGGGAGCATACGCCAGATAAAGCCAAAGTTGTGCCCGTCACCAATGTCGAAGTCGGACGAACTGACATACGACTCAATAGCCTGCGCCTGTGGTGTCGAAGCATCATCAACCCCGAGCTCGTGGAACATGACCTGATTGGCAACCTTGTTGGTCACGGCAGTGTAGGCCGTGTGCGAAGTAGCGGTCGTGTTGTTTACTCCACGCGTGCAGTTGAGCAGATCAGTCGCCGTGGTGCCACTGTAGGTGATCTCTTCGCTCTCGATGACCACCGTGCCAGCGTAGGGGTAGCTCGAAGCGTCGATAAGGTTCAGCGTGGTGTCGGTCGATGTAACAGCCGAACCGAGGTATGAGTTCTGCACACTGAACGCCGCCATCGGGTATTCCCGCAGCGAGCTGTCGATCCAAGCCGACCGGTTCAAGGTGCCGTAATACCACGCGTTGTCGATGTAGTTGAAGATGACGTAACTATCATTGACTGTGCTGTTCAGGGACGGGTAGTGCCACCAGACCTCGCTGAAGCCCTCGTTACCACCGGCCACCACTTGGAAGGCTTGGTCTTTGTTCAAGTTGTTGAACACGTATTGCCGCACCGTGCAGGGCAGCGTCTGCACCCGACCGTCGTACATGTAGAACTTGTCGAGACCCATCCAAAAGTGGATGTTGCTGGCACCGGTAACTGCACCGGGCGACATGATCGAGGTGCCGTCCATCAGCAGGTTGAAGCCCCACACGTAGGGGGGCCCGAGGTACTGCATGGCGAACACCGCGCTGTCCGACCAGATAACAAACTCCTGCCGACCGTGCCGCGCTGTAACAAGCCGGGAACCGTGGGACATACGCTGCTCACCAGACTGGTTATCCGCAGCCGGAATCCACTGGAACAAATTCTCTTGGTCAGACCACCGCACCAACATCGGGTCAAACTCGGTGTCCGCATCGAGCGGGTCGTAAGGGTTAGCACCGATCGCAATAGCAAAGCGCTGAATACCCGAGGTGTGCATCTCATAGACCGTATGGGGCACAAACGTGCCATCAAACCCCGCCGTTGTAGCCTCGCTCTCCAACGTAACCGCCCGTGCAGGGCTCGTTGTGGTATCCACTTCCCAGTAGTACGGCGTGCCTTGGCGCGGAGCCAGCACGAGGTTCTGGCCATAGTTATCGAGTGACCACAGACGCAGTTGCTGATTTGTGTTGATAGCGGTGGCTTCCCCAAACTCTGAGCCCCACGTTTCCCGGCTGTACGGTCCCGCGCTCCAGCCGTTGTTCACCGTGTATACCGCATTACCGGCGTTCAGTTGATACGCAGCCGACACCGAAGCCCCGCCGCCAGTAGCCGTAGACGAAGCAGCCGTTACGGATGCGATGTTGTAGTTGTTGCCGTCAACGATACGGATGATCTCAAACTCGCCGTTCAATGTCAGCCCGCCAACAGCTGTGGCCCCCGAGAACGTAACGTAAGTGCCGACCGTGGCGCTGTGCGCAGTATCTGTGACGACGACCAGCTTGCTCCCGGATGTCGTAGCGAAAGGATCGGTGTTAATGGTTGTGGTGTTGCGGATGGGCGTGATGTCCCGGTAGGCACCGCCGTTCTCCACGTACACCTTCTGGTCGGTCCCAAGTGCCAGCAGATTGGTGCCGCTGAGTGTAATCCAGTTCCAGAGCGTGCGACATACGCCTTTGAACGTGTAGACCGTGGTGTTGGAGATACTCTGCCAGCCGCCGATCTTCTCGGGATAACCCGAGCGGAACCGAATCTTTTCGGAGTCGAACCAGCCGCCCTCACCAGCGTAATTGGTGTTCTCTCTGTTGATACCCGGCTTGAACTGCAGCTTCTGTAACGGCACGGTTTACCCCTTACACAAACGGGCGGGTGCCCTGCTTGTCAATGATCAGCCGGGAGTTGCGCGGAGCAACGCCATAAATGTTCGGCACCGAGATATGCGTCCACGAGTCGAACTCAAGGATGATTTGATCAAACGGAACATTCGCCGCAATACAGGCTTCCACCACTTCCCGAGGTTTCATACCCGGCACTCGGATATCTGCTGCGCAGCCCAAACGGTGCTGGCTGGTGTCCTTGGAGCCTACCGAGTCGTTCACCTTCTTCGACCGGAATCCACTGTTGATCATGACCGGCTTGCCACCCACCGCAGTCTTCACCTGTTGC